TCGTGCTTGTCGATCCATGCCAGCACCGTCTCCATCATCGGGATGCAGATGCTGGCTGCTCGCCTGATCTCCCAATCACTAGACTGGTCATTCAGCCAGCACGCCTCACCGACGACCTTGTTGTCTCCAGCCAGCCGCAACACCACGCCAGTATTCCCAAATCCAGGATCGACGCCTAGCGACCACGCTTTTGTTTCTGCGCCCATTCTCGTGCCCTCCTTCGCTTGCAGGACAGGCACCTCTTGCGTCCTCCTTGTCCTGGTAGGTCTTGCAGTTTTTCGCCGCACACGCTGCAACGTTCTTGCGCCAGGTGCCTAGTGCCGCGCCTGATGTTTTCGGCATGCGTCACTGGCTCCAAGTGCATTGGGTTGCAGCACTGCGGAGTGCTGCACAGGTGATCTATCTCCAGCCCATCAGGTATGGGACCAATCATCAATTCGTACACCAGGCGGTGCACGGGCAGAACCTTGCCGCCGTGGCGAACCCTACCATAGCTGGTACTGGGCCACAGCCAGCAGCCAGTGATGGCGTCATCCTGACACCTATCTAGCAGCTCAGCCGCCGCCCAGGTCTTGGGGCAGTGACTCATGGTCCTCTCCTTTCTCACCACCTGGGCGTATGTCCATGCGCTCAAGGTCAGAGTGGTAATACTCTATCGGCCTAGCCGTGGACTCTCGCTGCTTGATGATGTTGATGCGCATGATCTCGTTGCGCAGCTCCTCGTCGCCCTGATTCAACCCAAGGATAATGTCCGCGTGCTTGACGATGTCCCAGCACTCGCTCACGTCCTCCTTGTTGATCACGTGCTTGGTGGATCCTGCGCGGTTGGTCTGCCATGCTGACACCAGCTTGACGTCCAACTCGTTGGCCATGCGCCGCATTTCCTTGGCGACCAGCGAGTGGTTGAACCTCTCGCCGTGCCGGTTGAACTTGGTAGGCTCCATGAGTTCCAGGTAGTCCACGCACAGCGCGGTAACCTGCATCCCCTTGGCGCGCATAGACTTAACCAGTGCTCGGATGTCGTCGCACGACACGTTGCGCGAGCACCAGTCCTTGATGTAGTACTTGCCCTTCAGCTTCTTGCGCTCGGCAGCCACCAGCTTGGGAGAGTTCAGCCTCTCCTCTGCGGTCAGCTTAGTCAGGCTCTGGTCGCAGCGAGCACGCACCTTGTTGCCGCTGATCTCCAGCGTGATGTCCAGCACGTGCTCGCCCTGCTTGGCCATGGACACGCCAGTGTGCTTGAGGTACGACGTCTTGCCCACACCTGACGGTGCCAGGTAGAACATCATCTCCCCGTTGGCCATGCCACCGCGCAGGTGCTTGTCCATCTCATCGCCCAGCCCGATGGTACACAGCCCGCTGCGCTCCTTGGGGCTGGGAGGTGGCGACGTCGCATAGTCGATGACGTCCAGGTCAACCGGGTCTGCCAGGTCCACAGCCAGGGACACCATGTCCACCAGCTTGCTCATGTCGAACCGGTCACCGTCCAGCGTCTGCTGCACGTAGGTTGCTGCCTGCGATGCCAGCTCCCTGCCCAGGTACTCGGCCACGAACGGCTGCGACTCCTCCACAGGGATGGCGTCGAGATGCTCGATCATGGCCACCAGCTCCAGCATTTCCTCCACTCGATCAGCCGACCGGAACCTGCTCTGCACGTACAACTTGAGGTCGTTCTCGCACAGGTCCCGGTTCAGCTGCTCGTGCAGGCTGCCGATGTACTGTACCATGGAGTTCATGCTACTGCTGCTGTGCTTGATGGCCTGCAGCGCACGCTTGTTCATTTCCCAGGACGTCCTGGTCAGAACGGACTTCAACGTCAGCAGTGCTAGCTCTTCGAATCCCATGGCTTCACCCCTAGAATCTCAAGCTGCTCCTCAGCTTTGAGTAGCAGGTGCTCCAGCTGTCCACTCCCGGCCGAGATCAGACCGTCGTATGGGTAGGTGTCCATCTCGATCTCCGACACGTCCTTGCTGGGCGGGTTGGGATTGTCGAGCCGCACCACGCGGATGATCACGCCGCCAGCATCCCGGATGGCATCGGCCTCGTTGATGAACCGGACGTCGTCGAACACCACCACCACACCAGGGATCATGGCCTGCAGTGCTTGCGCTTGCCCCATGCCACGATGCAGCCAGTAGTTAGGGTCCTGGTACCTGCGGGCCTGGCCGTACACCTGCATGAGCTTGCGGATAGGCTCCGGCTTCTCGACATACAGGTCACCGTAAGAGAACCCCATGTTCAGCAGGTCCTCCTTCAGTGAGCTAGCGAAGGACACCGGTGCGTACCCGTACTTGGAGCACAGCTGTCGTGTGAGCCACGATTTTCCGGCCCCAATCTTCCCGGAAAACCCGACAATTTTAATCGGCCCTCCTGTGTGCATGGTTCTACTCCTCGCAGAATTCGATGCCGACGGCTGGGTCTGGATAGACGATGGCCGGGGTCTGCCCTTTGCGTCGTCGCTTCTCAGCGTCGTGGCAAGCGTAACGATACGGGCAGTAGGAACAGGGAGCGGACGATGAGGTATATTCAGGACGTGGCGGGACATTCTCTGCGTACTTTCGTTGCACGGCAGCCATGCGGTTGAGTACCACGTTCCACGTATCGTCGTTGAAGGGCACCAGCACGCCGCCCAGCACACCACGCTCGTCGTCGTGGAATCCGATGTGGCAGTTGCTGCGATCCTTGATGATCAGGTACGCCAGGTCCAGCGTGTGCTTCTCGCTGGGATCGAACGGCAGGTACTTCGGGCCGCGTGCCTTGGCAATGGCCAGCCCGGCGTGGATCTGGTAGATGTAGCTGCGGTACTTCTCGTTCAGGTACTCCAGCACTCCGTCGTGGCCACCTGCCACGTACGCATCGTGCATGTACTTGTGCTTCCAGTGGCCCACGGTCTTGATCTCCATCAGCATCCAGCCGTGCTCGTCGTGCTTCACCCACCCGTCCTGCCGGGTGGACACCGTGAGGCCCAGCCCATCGTGTTCGAACGTGTGCTTGTGGAACATGTCCTCGTCAGTGGTGCCGTCCTCGTTCTGCGTGATGCCTGCCAGCTCCACGCCACCATCCAGCATGATCTGCCTGATGACGTCGTGGTGCAGGTCACCGTCGATGGACCAGTCCATCTTGAATCCAGTGTCAGGCGCAGGCACGTAGCCCATGCGCCGATACCACATGCGGCGCTTGCAGTCAGCCAGCTCGCTGGCCCTGAAACGCTGCGTCGGGATGCGGTAGTTACGTGCCGCCTCCCTGCCTAGCTCGTCTCGCTGTTTGTAAATCCGTTCAATTGGATCCATGTCACGACCTTTCAGTGCCGGTTATCGGGCAACGTCATTTCCCCGGCTGCAGGAATGCTCTCCGCTTGCGCGGCATATTGCCCACCCTGCGTTGCGTATGCAGAAGTTACCGTTAAGCGTCCAGTTTTGCGTTCACAGTGTCCCAGTCCAACTGGTCGCCGTAGGTACGCTGCACCGCACGGCGCTGGCCGTCTCGATCCTCCAGCTTGAGGTCGAACGCAGCCCACACGTCGGTCATGATCTTGCTGTCCCAGCCAGGGATGGCCTCGTCCAGGCTGATCACCTTGCCCGTAGGGGCGATGGAGTACTTGGTCTTGAGGCCGGAGCCCTTGCGTGTGATGGTGATGTCCTGGCCCTCGTCGGCATCGCAGAACAGCCCGTCACCGCTGTCGTCCTGGGCCACCATGAGGTCGTTCAGAGCCTCGGCGGTGGTCTTGCTGAGGCCGATCAGCTTGGGGCCGATGTACCCGTCGGAGTCCTTGTCGTAGATGTACGCCTGCACGTACCAGCGAGGGCTGGATCGCAGCTTGCTGGCGATGGCGTCGTCACCCTTGTCTCCAGTGCGACGGAGGTGGTTCACCAGGTCGCAGAGGTAGCAGTTGTCGCCGGTCTCATCGGTGCCGTGCTCGCCCAGGCAGGACAGAGCAGTGCCCTGGTCCTCCTCGTTCTTGAGCTGGAAGTGGTTGGTCACCTTGTAGAAGATGAGGCCATCCTCCGTCACGGGCGGCAGCACCCGAACACGAGTCACCGTGTCCGGCTTGAGATCGAAGAACACAGACTTGCGTTCCAGACTCTTGGTGCTGGCCTTGATGTTAGGCTTGAAAGTCGGTCGGTTCAGTGCCATTGCTAGTTGCCTCCGGTTGCCTTGTAAGGCTGCTTGTCGCCCCAGCTGGGACCGACCTCAACGTCGGCCGCCATAGGGACGGTCAGTTCGACACCGTAATGATGTGTGTCTGGGTTCTCCATGCAGTGCTTGACCAGCTCTGCCATTTCGTCAACTTCATCTGGGTGACAGTCGATGCCGATGCTGTCGTGGACAGTAAGCACCAGCAGACTCTTCATGCCGCGCTCTTGCATCAGACGGTGCAGCTTGATCAGCGCGCAGTACAGGATGCAAGCCGCCGTGTTCTGGACCAGGAAGTTCCAGGCCTGTCGTTCAATGCGCCATCCATCCCATGAGTTCCAGTTGGCTGGCTTCTTGAAGCGGCGGCGATACCCGAACACCGACTGCAAGTACAAGTCACGCTTGACTATCATGTGCTTGGACTTGATGTATGTGCTCAGCTGGTCGAACGCACGGAAATACTGCCCGATCAGCTCCTTGGCCTCTTCCTTGTGGATGCCAAGCTGCTTGCTCAGCGTGTTGGCACCACCACCATACAGGATCAGGAACGTCAGCCGCTTGCACTGGTGGCGCTCCAGCTTGGTCACCTCGTCCAGCGGCTTGTCGAGCAGCGTGGATGCCATGGCCGTGTGAACGTCCTCGCCTGAGTCAATGGCCGCTAGCATGCTAGCATCCCCTGACAGCATAGCCGCCACTCGGATCTCTGCCTGCGACAGGTCAGCTTCCATGAACATGCCGCCTGGGAACCTGGACACAAACTGACGCTTGGTGTTCAGCTCCAGCGGGATAGGATGTGGGTCATCCGGATCAGGCTTGGTCGGCTGGTTCTGCAGGTTGGGTGCCTGACTGGACAGCCGGTTGGTTTCCACCACGTCAGACCTGAACGTCGTAGACAGGAAGTCCTTGGCCTGGCGCTTGACGGCATACTTGTCACGGATGCCAACCACGTACGTGCTGTACAGCTTGGACAGCCGCCGCCACCGCAGCACCGTCTCGATGATGGGGTGCTTGCCAGCCTCCCTCTCCAAGGTGGCACGGTCGGTAGAGATATCCTCGTCGTCGTCGTCTCCCGGTCGCTCCTGGAATATGCGGTACAGCTTGCGCTTGCCCAGGTCGATGCCCTTGACAGTGGCAACCAGTGCGTCAGCCAGCTGCCTGTGTGAGCCAGGGTTGATAGGCCCTAGCTCCTTCGTGATCTCCCCTCGTAGCTTGGCCATGTGCTCCTGGAACTTGAGGCCCAGGTCGTCGTTGACTGCCATGTCCACGGCGCATCCGTTGTGTTCCATCTCACACAGCACGGCGTACAGGTCATGGCTCAGGCGGTACGCCCGCATCAGCCCCTTGTCGGCCAGCTTCCTGAGCTGTGACTTGGCCGCACAGTAGCTGGCTTCCCCGTCAGCACCAGCGTATTCGTACTGCTCGTCATCTCCCACAAATTCCCAGCCTCCACGCTCCGTGACCAGTGCCCTGTGGCCCTTGGAGTAGTCCCCAAGCCACGGTGCGTAGATGAAGGTCAACGACTTGAGGTCCTTCATCGGGTTGGTTTCGTCTAGGATGTGCTCGGCCACGCTGGTGTCGTGCATGTTGCGCATGGTCACGCCGAACCTGCGCAGCCACTTGTAATCGAACTTGATGTTTGATCCTGCCTTGACACAGGCAGGGTCCTCCACTATGTCCTGCAACCACCCAGGCAAGCGCGAGTCTGGCCCTAGTTGTACCACGTGCGCCGTGTGAGGTGCGTTGCTGATAATGGCCATCCGGATGCGGGCGTCTGGTGCCCACGGGTCGAGTCCTGGGTAGGTTTCAAGGTCGAGTCCGACCAGGCTTTTCTGTGCGTCGGTGCGAAAACAGCTAGGACAGATATCCCAAGCAGGATCATCAGGACTAAGTACAACGTACTCTCCCCAACGGGTATCGACGAAGCCCTCAACGGCGGCACGTGCGTCAAGCACAAGCCACTTCTCCATGCCGGGCTTCGCTGCTACGTGGTCCAGACTGTGGGTACAGTACACTGGAGCATCAACGCCATCGATCTCCAGCTTCTGGCGCAAGTGCTCTGAAAGGGTTGCGTTGCCCTTATTTGCCAAGCACTTGAGCGCCACCGGACCGAAGGCTATCACCAGCTCTGGCTGATGATCTGCGATTTCCTCCAGCACACGGTCGCGCTCACCACGTAGCAGACCCATGCTCACTTTACCTGTCTTGGCTGCCTTCATGTCGTGCGTTGCGAATACCACCTCAGCATCCAGACCAGCCTTCTCTGCCACCCTGTCGAGGATGCGGAAATCCTCGGCCGACAGGACGTCACCCTGGTTTGCATGCTTGGACATGGTGCCCAACAAGAAGACTACCTTCTTCATCCTTCCCAGCTTTCTGATTGTGTTGCCAACGATTCCTGTACCGACTGAGGATGGTATCCCAGCACCACCATCATGCCACAGAACGCGGCAAGCACCTCGTCGGAGGTGGCATCGCTGCTCAGGCGGCAGCTCACCTCGTCCATTTCTCCGGCCACAGCAGGATACCTGTCCTTGCTGATCGAGATCAGTGTGCCATTCACATCTACTCCTTACACAGGAGTCCAACCAGGTCCTCACCTAAGCTGGACGGGTCCTCACCTACCGGCAGGTGTACCACTCGCACCTTGCGCCGGAACATCAGCTGCTTCTTCAGCTTGAGGGCATCTGCTATTGCGTCTGCGTCGAGGCAAACAAGCAGGTCATCAGTACAAAGATCAAGAACATCACTGCGCAGATAGCGTGGGCATGCTTTACCGCCCAGTGCGATAGCCATCTTCCCAGTTCTTTGAGATACTGCGATTGCATCGAACACTCCTTCCACCAGCACGGCCTCGGATTGCGGAGCCCAGCTTGGCAGCACGTACAGCGGATGCCTACCACTAGCAGCAAGGTACTTGGGTCCCTCCTCCAGATCGGAGTACGACCTCGCTGTCCAGTAGATGGTGCCGCCTTCCGGGCCGAAGTATGGGATGATCACACGCATGCGATCAGCCATCTCCACGATACCCAGGCTGGCAGCTTGCTGCTCGTCTATGCCTCGCTCCTTGAGGTAACGCTTGGCTCTCCACCCTAGTGGCTGCCACTCTGGGAGGTTCACCTCGCTCCACCTGGGGCGCTCTGGACCACGGCCCATGCCATGGATCAGCGACCCTCTGCCGTGCAGCGGCATACCTGTATCGATCCTGCCTCCGCCACTGTGTTCCGGCGCATGGCACCACCACATGCCATTGGCTGGGTTGACGTAGCACTTCCACTTGCGGGAGCCGCACACCGGACAGTGCATGAACACAATCTGGTCGCCGCTCTCCCTGCTAGGTCCGGTGAAATCGGACAGGCTAGTAGGTTTCTGCTCCATCAGCCACCAACCATTCACGGTAGTTGCCACTCGTCAGGCCAACAGACTTCTGCCCGGCCAGCACCCAGCTGGGGATCAGCCAGATCCTGCCCGTGCCCACGTGGACCAGCGCCATGAAGTGCAGGTCCTCGTAGGTGCGGCCTCGACTGTCGGCCACGCTCACACGCAGGTGCTCCCTGCCGTTCCTGGTCCTGGAGTGCACGCGCTTGACCTGCACCGTATACAGGTTGTCGCCTGTGTCCAGCACCATGTCGTACCTTGGGTTGAGCCCACGTGCTGGGAACAGCACGCCGTAGCCCTTGCGCATCGCCCATGTGCACACCATGCTCTCGGCAACAGCACCTCGTGTGCTACCGGCCCGGCGTGATGATGCGTTGGTTTCCACGTGCCTGCTCCTGCAGTTGGATCACGGTCTCGGCCACCATGCGTGACTCCACGCTCTTCAGGGCACGGGCCAGCAGCATCTGCATCTCGCCCAGGTTGGGCTCGCCGGTAGCCTGGATGCCGAACCCTCCGTCCTCCAGCAGCACCACGTGCACGCCGAACGCAGCCTTGGGGCCTTCCTGCTCCTCCAAGCCTGGCATCTCGACCACCTTGTTGGGATCTTCTCTCTGGATGTCGTCGCTCATCGTTCCTCCATACGTTAGGCCGCGCCCACCACGGGCGAGGCTTCAACTACCCTTCCAGTATACCACCGATTCTGGCGCGTGTCAAGCACCAATTATCGTCGTGGCCTGTCGATGTACACCTTCTCCAGCGCATTGAACACCACCGGCACACGCTCGGACGGCGTAAGCTGGTATGCCAGAACACCTTCCCGAATGTTGCCGGGGTGGCGCTTGCGCTCCTCCTCGTTTGCCAAGGTGTACGTGCGTCCGTGGTGATAGAACTCCTGTCCCATCTCCACGCCTGTCACCTTGATGCCGACTATCATTTCGCGCTCCTTTCGCGCCACGCCATGTCGATTGCCTCCATGATGGCCGCGTTGCATTCGGGGCAGACCAGCTGCGCCTCCAGTGTGAGGTGCCCATCGTAGGACATCGCCAGCTTTCCCATCCGCATGTCCTGGCGCAGCCCACTGGCACCGCAGACATCGCAGATATGTATCACTTGCACCGGGCACATAGCTAGAACCTATCGTCTGAGTTGCCGTCCTGCACGAACACGTGGCACTCCACCCACCAGCCCTTGTCGTCCTCGACGTCTGGGTCCAGGTGCTTGTACGTGCCGCGCCGAACCTTGGCATCCTCATCAATGCGCATGACCGCATTGAAGAATAGCACACGCTCCCTGGCCTTGGCTCTGACTTCAGCTTGTGTCATCTTCTTCGCCACTGATTGCCTCCATCGGGTCGAAGTAACCTGGCTGATGGAAGTAGTCGTCAGTCTCCAGCAGCTCCAGCCTACGCTTCAGCTCAGCTGCCGTGTCCCTGTCCACAAACTGCTCCCAGTAGGTACGCTCTATGAAGCGTAAGTCCCCATCATCAACCAACTTACCGTTGCTATACAGTGTAGTAGTGTGGTGTCTGGGGTGCTTATCTTCCCCAGTTAACCGTTTGTAACCAGGAGGATTACGCCTTACCACACACTCATCCAATACACTGCTGGTACGTTTGTTGCTCATGGTCTACTCACTCAGCAGTTCGGCCTTCAGCTTGGGGTTAGCATTCAGGTATTCCTTAATGCTGTCGGTGCCGATCTCGTCTAGCAGTTCATCTATTAGGCAGTTCATGAAGTAGTATTCCACCACTTCATAGATGTCTGCTGCATCCAATACCTCGTCAACATCAATGTCAACAGGTAAGCTAACACATGCCATGATCCTCTCTCCTTTGCCTATGGTCTCGCGCACGTAGCACAGAACGTGCTACTTGTCAAGCGGATTTGTGCACCACGTCACGGCTGCGTAGCCCTCGGCCAGCCCGGCGATCAGCGTGATTGCCTTGCCCTGCGGGTCATCCATGTCGATTCCCTGCTCCGCAAGCCACGTCTTGGTAATCAGATGCTTCTGGATTACCAGTTGCAGCAGCGTGCTGTCATCCCCGTCTGCCACGTAGTCACGTCCCTCCTCCTTCTCCAGGTCGAGGAGCGTGTCGCGTAGGTACACCAACACCTTGACCGTGGTGTCGATCTCCTGCTGTGTAGGTTCCGTCATGTTCTTGTCCACCTTTCGTCCAGGTTAATCCTGGTGGTTGCAGTTCCACTTGTTCTTGAAGGAATCCAGCTCCTCCAGAATCTCCTCGGCACTGGTGAGGGTCCAGATTTTGGCCACCAGCTCCTCGTGGTCGCGCAGCATCTCCTGCTTGCGGTCCTCGACGGGCTGGCACTGCTCCACGTACTTTGCGTACAGCTTGTTCTGCGGGCACTCAAACATCTGGAGCTGGACCGTGATGTCACCCACGTCCTGGCTGCAGATATCCTTCTTCTTCTCCTCGGTGTCCGGGTCCAGGTAGTAACCGAACCCGCCGGTCTCGTCGCGGTAGCTGTTCAGGCCACGGATACCCTTGTCCTTCAGCCGCTCAATGGTCGGAGCAGCGGACTCCTGCAGGGCCTTGACCTGCCGCTTGAGCTTGATGATTTCGAAGCGCAGCTTCATCAGCGCGTGGTAGTCGTCACCAGCAGCTTCCTTGATGGCCTCTTTGTAGATGACCTGCCGCTCGTTGCGATCCACCGTGCGCTGCACCGTCTTGGCACGCGCCGCGAGATCCTCGCTCAGCTTTTCGAAGCGCCGACGCTGCACGTTGTTGGCCTTGTACACACGCTCGGGCTTCTCGTTGTTCTTACTCGTGTCCATTGTTACGCTCCTGGCGTTACCTCCCTGATGATCCGCATCGCACATGCGGTATACCACGTGCCGCCCTGGGAGGGTGGGCGCTCGTGTTTCTTACTTCCGTGAACCGGGAACTCTACCTCAACCCACACGCGGCCAGCTGTTGACAGGTGTGGTGCCTCTGGCTTAGTAAGAATGTGCCAGCCAGGGCGATGCGCATAACCCCTTGTGGGCACGTCGTTTGCGCGTAGCACTTTGTTGATTGGCAACTCACGTGCCCGCTCAATGAAGAGCGGTCTGTAGCTGCCGTCTTTCAGTTTGCGGACAAGTTTGTAGCCAATCATATTATTACTCCTCCAGCAGGTCAGCGATCTGCTCCAGCCTCTCGGCCAGCTCCCGCAGCTCGGCTGCGTTGAACCACGTGGCGTCCAGCTTCACGCCGTTGCAGTGAAACTTCACGGACCGCTTGGATTCCCGCACTACCTTCAGGCTGGTGAAGTTGATGTCTCCAAAGTCACCCAGGTCGTTGATCTTTTCGTCTTCCGACTGCTTGCGCTTCTCCAGCTCCGCCTCCAGCTCCTCGGTGCTGGCCTCGGAAACCAGGATACGCTGTTCCTTGTCACTCATCAAAATACCACCCTTCCTGCTTCCTCGTCCACAACCAGCGTGATGAACTCCACGCCTTGGTTGCCCGGACGCTCGATGTCCACGTACACTCGGTTCAACCCGTTGTGAGTGACCGCTGCAACGTGGTACCCGTCAACGTGTTGGCAGCGCAGCAGCTTCGTCAGCAGCTGCACAATGTGCAATCCTTCCACGTCATTCTCCCTTGAAGAATATCCACACCACTGCCAGTATCAGCAGCAGCAGGACTAGCCACAAGACCACAGCCATTCGCACCTCCCTAGTGCAGCGGATAGTCCACGTTGTCCTCGGTGCTCCAGCATGCGCGGCACTCTCCGCACTTGCCTCCGTTGTCATACGCTGGGCACAGATGCCCTGTGCCTGCGGCCACACTGCTTGTCGGCAGCAGGGCTGGCGTCAATGCCATGCCCACCAGTGGCGCGCTCACGCGCACCGTCAGGTTGGGTGCTGTCCGGATCTTGGCCACGTTGGCGTTGACCAGTCCGTACTCCTTGGTTGGCAGCCAGAACTGGATGCCCGGCAGCTGGCGTGCTATCCAGATGATAGCGTCCAGGTGCCAGTCGCCTTGCAGGTCACCGCTGTCGTGCCAGCGGAAGTGCTGGGGCTGGCCCTTGGCCTTGCGCCTCAGCAGCTCCACCATGGTGCCAGCCCATGCGTTAGGGCTCAGCACCAATCGCTGGTATCGACGCTCCAGTGCCTCTTGCACCTTGGGGAACACATAGCGTCCCTTGTGCGCGTAGCAGCTGGAGCATACGCTGCCCTTGCGCTTGCGCAGCTTGCCTCCCACGTTGCAACGTGCTGCTGGTAGACTGTACGAATACCATGGCATTTTGCTGGGCTTGCTCAAGCCACCTACGGCGTCCTCAAGCCCCTTGATGGGCGGTGCCGCTCCGCGCATGGCGTGCATCCAGTACGCTGCACTTCCTGCGTCGAAGTGCAATATACTATCCTTCCCGGCTTGTGTCAAGCCCTAGTTTTGTGCGCAAGGCAACGATGTCTCGCTGGGCGATGCGTTCCTTGCGCTCCGCATGCTCCCGCGTCTCGGGATTGTCGGCGGCCGACGCCAGACCTCTCCAGTGCCTGACGTCAGCCTCCCGACGGCCCAAAGCGCGGAGCTGGCGCTCCCGCTTCGTCATGGTGTCAGCCTCCGTAGGCGATGGTGTCTCGCACGTCCTGGAGCCCGGCCACGACGCGCGTGACCTCGCCCAGGGTGAAGGTGTCGGTGCGGCGTTCGCAGTTCTGGGCCGGGTTGTACCGGTGGTACACGCGGACCACGTTCTTGCTGTTGGCCTCAACCCGGACGCCACCATAGGTGACGCGCAGGCGGCCGCGGCTGTCTCGCTTCAAGTGCATATTGCACCTCCACTGTTAGTTTTTTGTGTTGCGGGCTTGCTAGTTCACGTCGCTGTTATCGTCCGGGTCCATGCCCAGGATCTCCTGCAGCAGCGCCTCGATCTCATCCTTGTCGCTGGCCTTGGCCGCGTGCAGCTCCACGTACTCGGTACCGTATCCGAACATCATCATGATGCTCAGCAGGGTGGCCACGTACATGATCTGGCCCTCGGGCAGCTTGCCGATGCCCGGCAGGTTGCTGGCCACGTCCATGATGTGCGACACCATGTCCGGCACCACGGCGCGCACCGCCTCCTGCACCTCCTCGGGCATGCCGCCCATCATGGGGTGGCCCAGGTTGTGCGCCTCTCGCGTGAGGGCCGCCAGTTGCTGGATCGCTTCGTTCATTGTTTCACCTCCCTTCATCCGTCTTGTGTTGTCCAGGAGGGCTCTAGGCCTCCAGCAGTTTCTCCAGGCCCGCGACCATGCCGCGCACCGCGTCCTCCTTCAGCCACACCACGCCGCCGTTACCGGCAATCACGTGGTACGTGTCGCCGCCGCGCTCCAGCTTGCGCACGTACACGTGCTTGCTGCCCTCGCCGTCCGCGAAGAAGCTCAGGGGCACCTTGCGGTTCTCCAGCTCGGCTTGCAGTTCGCCGTCGGTCAGGTCGCTCAACAGCGCCTTCCGCGTCTCCTTGCTGATCTCCATTTTTCCACCTCCCTTCGTCCATCTAGTGTCCAGGAGTTGTCCGAGCGTTGTCCAGGACCGTCCTAGTCCTGGTACAGCTTGTCGGCCAGCGCCGTCCCGTGGCGCATCGTGTGCGAGGTCACTTGCTTGGCGACCGTCCCGCTATCGTCGTCCTTCTCCAGCCCCTTCTCAATGGCCGCCACGTGGTGGGGCCTCAAGGGCTGCCGCCGGTCAAGCTGGCGCAGGGCTGTCCCCGCGCCGTTGATGGCGTCCAGCTGTGTGTCCAGACCCATGTCTGTTACTCCTTGATCTTGGCGCGCATTGCCTGCAGCTCCGCGATCAGGTTGGTGATGTCCTCTCGGCGGAGGGAGCAGACGCCGCCCTCGCCCTTGGCGCGCACGTGCAGCAAGTGTCCGCAGACGTGCAGCTCGACGCAATCCTCTTTGAAGCTGCTGCTGCTGTAGACCGTGGCCCTGACCTTGCGCCGCTGTGCCTCAAGCTCCAGCTCTTCGGCGCTGAGGTCGCGCAGCAGCGCCTCTCGCGTCTCGTGACTGATTTGCATCTCAATCACTCCTTATTGGGTTGTGGTACCCTGGCCCGTTGTGGTGCCAGGCGCTGCTGCCCCTTGAGGCAGCAACGTCTGCTACCAGGTCCGGCCCGGCCCGTAGGGCATGCGGTGGGCGCGTCGGCCCGTTGCCGTGTTGCCTTTTTTGGGCGCGGTGCGCTGTGTCTTGCGTACGGGCACCAGCCCGCCGCCGTGCCATCCCCGCTCATCCCAACCGGGCATTGCCATATCGACAAGCACGTGGGTCGGCAGGATGGTGGGCGCGTAGGGTTCCGCTTGTGCCTTGGGTGCGGTCTGCTGACGCTTGCCAGTCTTGGCTTTCGGCGTGGCGTGCTTGGCTTGGAGCCATGCTACCAGCGCATCATGAAAGCGCGTCCGGAAGATTGGCAGACCGTCCCTTGTCACAAGGTACCCGTCCTCTTGCTCGGCCACAAGCACGCGGCCAAGGTCGGAGTCTAGGCGCATGGTCCGTTCCATGCTGGTCCCTCCCTGTATTCTGGCGTCCAGCAGAGGGCCGACGGTGCCCGCATCTGTAGCGCCCTGATGTCCCTGGCCCGTGGTACCCGTACCGTGAGCCGCGTCCTGCGGTGGGCCGGTCCATCCCGACCCGTGCCAGGACAGTAGCCAGACCCGTGCCAGAACATGAAAAAACTTATAACTTGTTTGCTGGCAACGGGTTACGAGGATCGGGGAGGATGCAAGGACCGTGCCAAGTGTACCCACAGGAGCAAAATGTGTCCTTGCAGGTACACAGGGCTTGTAACTTGTTGCATTGCAAGGGGTTAGAAACGTGCCATTGTACCCAACGGTACACAATCTTAAGTTGTTTAGAATCAAGGGTTTACAGGAACAGGGTCTAACGTGTTTGTTTGCAACGGGTTGCGCGGTTTGGCCCTCGCCAGCTCATGATGATAGGAGCCATTCCTGGCAATGTACGTGCTAGCCCGTAGCCAGCATACAGCAAACCCTTACCAGCGGGCGCGCGCACGCGCAAGCAAGAAGCGTGCCAACACGCGGGCATTGCGTGATATCTGTATGGGGCATACGTGCTAGCCCGTAGTTCCACGTAGCAAGAATCGTGCCAACAACCCGTTCATAACGCATAAAGAATTGCGCAAAGTATGGTACGTGTCATCCTTATAGGTTGTAAGGATATCTTGTGTCCACTATTTAGGACATACGGCAATCACGTAGTGCGGCTAAGGATATCTGTACCAGGGGCTGGGTGTTAGGGTTTGCTGTATGCCTGTTAATGATATCTGTATGTGTACGTGTAATCTTTAAAAAGGATACAGCAAACCCTAATAGTGCTAACCGCATACCCCATAAGGCTTTCCCTTACGTGCCAGCGCGTATAGGGCATAAGGATAGCACGTATAGGGCTAGCTGTATGGGGCATAAAGCTAGCACGCATAGGGTAAGCCGTACGCCCTATGATGAAATCTGTAAGCCCGCACGGGGACCTGGTGCTAGTAAGCTCCCCGCTAACCATGAGCTGTATAAATTTTCTGGCTACAAAAAACAAGCCCCTAGCAAAAAGACCCCAAGCCCCTATATGGTAAGTCCACTGGACGGTAGCCACCATAGGGATATATAGGTAATCAGATGCCGATATTTGGCTGCATTACTAACATGCTGGGAAACAAGCAGTTACGCCACTTTTCGGCATCAGATAGCCCAAATTTCGGCATCAGCTAGAAGAATATGCTTGACATTTCCCGAAAAATCTGGTATACTAATAGTAGTAAAAATCCACACACCACCGCGTGTGTGCGTTCAAACCCCAACCCGGAGGCACCCCAATGGGCCAGAATCGATCCTGCGACAGTACCGGCAAATGGAACAAGCTGCTGAACAGCAAGCCCAGCTACCCGCTGAAGACTGGTGGGGCTGCAAATGGGACCGGGCGCATCGAAAAGAGCTAAATGATGCCCAGAGTAGCCAAACGCAAGAGCGTCAAGGGCAGCAGGCAGGGAAAAACCCTCACGCCCACCCAGAAAGAGATGGTTATCCAGGCATACGCCGTAACTGGGAACAAAACCCAGGTTGCGCGCGAAATGGGGCTGTCCTGGCCGACCGTGCACCGCGTGGTGCGCGATGCGGAGACCAATCTGGAGCTGCAAAAGGCCCGTGTGCGCGCTCTGGACAGCGTAGCAGGCCAGGTGCACGGCAAAACCGTGGAAATTCTGGAAAGTATCGCCCCACACGACATCGAATCGGGTCTGATCAAGACCTATGACGAAAATGGCGAGCTGAAGACCGTCAAGAGCTATGGCCCAAGCCTCATGCAGAAGGTCACCAGCGCGGCTATCCTCACCGACAAGCTGAAGATCATCGAGGAGACCAAACAGGCCATCACCAGGGACAACAGCGACGGCGCGCACGCGTTGCCCATGCCCCAGGACATCGAAAGCGCCCTGCTGGCGATTGGCGACAAGGTGAAGCGGCTTCGGGTGATGGATGTGCAATTTCACGAGAAAACGCCTGAAGTCATGTCCAGGGTCCAGGATGCCGCGCATCGCGCATCCCTGAACGAGAGCATCGAAGAGGCTGCCTACGAGGAGCTGGACTTCGACAACCCAGGAGACTAGGGTGAGCTATACCAGGCGACAGATGCCCAAATATCCCAGCCGCAAGACGGCCGGATTCTACGATCCGGATATGCAGGAGAAACGCAGCAAGGCACGCAGCAAGGTCAAGCCCATCGGCCGCCCCAAACACAAGCGCGGCATCCTGGGCGAGAAGGCTGGATTCAAGAAATTGGGGAAGTAACGTGGGAAGCAAAGCATACCACAGGCAATACTACCTGGATCGTCGGGAGCGATATTTGGCTGAGGCCAAGGAACGACGACAACGAGACGTAGAAATCTACCAGACATGGAAGACGGTTCGTGGCTGTGCCGTTTGTGGAGAGGACAAGCATTGGCGGCTGGAGCCCCACCACTGGGATCCGAGCACCAAGGAGTGCAATCCTAACCCAAGTGTGGGCCACGGAAAGATGCTGCGGGAACTGAAGAAGTGCGTCGTGCTGTGCGCCAATTGTCATAACGACGTGCACCACATACTGAGGACAAGGGGAGAGACTTGTACATCAAAGAGCTTGATCGAGAAATTGAAGCGCCAGAAGGCTGGTCGTACAACGCCGTCCGCATCTTCGCGGACAAATACTTGCATCACGTCGATGGATCCAGTATATTTGCCGCAATACGCCGTGTTGCAACAGGCGTGGCAAATGGACACCTAGAACTTGCCGATCACCTGTACGATGGAATCGTGGAGCAGCGATTCGCATTCAACTCTCCGGTATTCTTTAATGTCGGCATCGAAGAACAACCGCAGTGCTCTGCGTGCTTCATCCAGTCCGTCACCGATGACATGGACAGCATTCTGAACCTGGCCGTGAAAGAGGGCCAGCTGTTCAAGTACGGGTCGGGGACCGGGACGAACCTCTCCCCGCTTCGCGGATCCATGGAGGGACTGGCTGGCGGTGGTAAGGCAAGCGGCCCGGTCTCCTTCATGCGCGTGTACGACGCCGTGGCGGGCACCGTGAAGTCTGGTGGGAAAACGCGACGGGCTGCCAAGATGCAGATCCTCGACGCGGACCATCCGGATATCCGGGAGTTCATCTGGTGCAAGGCTCGCGAGGAGCGGAAGGCAAAGGATCTCATCACCAAGGCCGGGTACGATACGTCGTTCGATGGAGAGGCATACGCTTCTGTGTTCTTTCAGAACGCCAATCTGTCCGTGCGGGTTACAGACAAGTTCATGGATGCGGCAAACTATCGCCAGCCCTGGGACCTCACTGCCCGTACCACCGGCGAGACCTTCGATTCGCTCCTCGCCAGCGACCTGCTGAGCATGGTGGCGGAAGCGGCGTGGGAATGCGGCGATCCTGGCATGCAATTCCACGACGAGATCAATCGCTGGCACACCTGCCCACACATCGGTGCGATCAACTCCAGCAACCCGTGCAGCGAATACATGTTCCTGGATGAGACGGCCTGCAACCTGGCTTCGTTGAATCTGGTGGCCTACTACACGGACGAAGGTGGCTTCAACACTGCCCTGTTCGTAACTGACGTGTACTACCTGATCGAGGCGATGGACAACATCGTGTCTCTCGCTGGCTACCCTACTCCGGAAATCGCCAAGAACTCCGAGCTGTATCGTCCGCTGGGTCTGGGTTTCACTAACCTGGGGCACCTGCTGGCGAAAATGGGCCTCAAGTACGATTCGGCAGAGGCACGCGCCATGGCGGCCAGTATCACGGCCCTGATGCACTTCTCGGCGGCCAACGCCAGCGTGGACTTGGCCATTGAACGTGGCGCGCACGCGGGCTTCTCCGAGCACCAGCTGAGGGTGCATCGCATGCACATGGCGCACCTGCCTCCTGAAAGCATGGACGTGTACAACCCCATCTGGGCGAGTGCTCGGCGTCAGGCGCACCAGGCACTGGACGGCGCGGAGAAGTACGGATTCCGCAACGCCCAGCTCACGGTGCTCGCGCCTACTGGCACGATCAGCTTCATCATGGACTGCATCACCACGGGCATCGAGCCTCTGTTCTCCAGGAAGATGGTGAAGCAGCTGGCCGGTGGAGGCAGCATCGAGCTGAACTTCGACGATCCGCACATCCGGACCGCCGACGAGGTGTCGCCCAGCGACCACCTGCGCATGATGGCTGCCTGCCAGCCGTTCCTGAGCGGAGCCATCAGCAAGACTATCAACATGCCCAGCTCTGCCACGGTGCAGGACGTCGAGGACGTGTTCATCGAGGCTTGGGGATTGGACCTCAAGGCGGTGGCGATTTACCGGGATGGTTGCAAGCTGTCCCAGCCGCTGTCTACTGGAGCCACCACGGAGAACTTGCAGCAGCATCGCAGCGCACGACAACCTCTCCCCGACGTACGCTCCGCGATCACTCACAGGTTCTCCGTGGCTGGTCATACGGGATACTTCACTGTAGGCCTGTACGATGATGGTTCGCCCGGCGAACTATTTGTACACGTTGCCAAGGAAGGGTCGACGATTTCGGGTTTGCTCGACAGTTGGGCAATCGGAGTGTCTATCGCTCTGCAGCATGGCGTGCCACTGGAAGCCCTGATGGAGAAGTACGCGTACTCCAGGTTTGAGCCTGCGGGCTTGACGGGCAATCCAGAAATTCCGATGGCCCACAGCATCGTCGACTATATCGCTAGGTGGTTGCTGTTGAGGTACGAAACAGGTAAAGAATTTACCACTATGGAGCCTCAACAGCAACCGGCGCAGTCGGAAGTGAACATCTGCTACGAATGCGGTAGCATCATGCAGCGCACGGGAACGTGCTACAGTTGCCCGACGTGCGGCGCAAATGGTGGGTGTGGATAGTGCCATATGCTGATCCGGTAAAACGACGAGAGGCCGGTAGAAAGCGCCAAAAGGCGTACGTGGCCAGACACAAGGAAAAGGTGTACTCCAAACACCGTGCGCACAAAGAGAGGTCATTCCAGAAGAACAACGACCTGGTGTGCATGTATAAGACCGAAGCTGGATGCAAATACTGCGGGGAACGAAGGCACTGGTGCTTAGACCTGCACCACCGCGATCCTGCAACCAAAGATCGTCAGTACCGCAATATTGCAGACATGATGCACAGCTGTGGTGTTGATCGTGTAGTAGATGAGCTACTAAAGTGTGATGTCCTGTGCGCCAATTGTCACAGGGACCACCATTTCCAGGAGCAGCTAAATGCAGCACGACCCGACGATCAAGACGGAGGACCTGACTCTTAGCGAGCTGCAAGACCTTCTGGTGGAGCTGCAGGCCATAGAGGCCCACTACAACGCCAACAAAATCGTCTTCTATCGTCCGTTGCCCAAGGGAGACCAAGGAAGGTTCTTCGAACGGCAAGAAGACGCGGTGAGGTTGGTGCTGGGTTCCAACCGTAGCGGCAAGACGGCGACTGGTGCTGTGGAGGCCATCGCCCATTCTCTGGGATTCCGTCCGTGGTTGCCGGAGGACCACCCGCTACGCATTGTGCGGCTACCTGGTGGCGATCCTATACCGGTTCCGAACATCGGGCGCGTGTTGGCCCAGAACTATCGCCAGGCCATTCATCAGACCATCTGGCCCAAGTTCCAGGAATGGGCACCTATGCACCTCATCAAGAAGGTGCACACCAGCGCGCAACAGATCCCAGTGCAGATTGACTGGGCCAATGGGTCTAAGACATACTTCATGTCAGATGACCAGGACGACCTAGCATTTGAAGGGCCTCACGGCCATTGGGCGTGGATTGACGAGCCGTGTGGTTACCGCAAGTATACCGGCCTCAAGCGCGGCTTGGTAGACTTCAACGGGCACTTGTGGTTTAGCATGACTCCACTGGGCGCATTCTGGATCAACGAGAAGATTGTCGAGCGTGCCGAGATCCCAGGCAGCGGAGTATCGCTGTTCAAATTCAGCATCTGGGACAATTGCACGGAGAACGGCGGCTACCTCAAGCGCGAAGCCATCGAGGAGTTCCTGGCCGACCTGCGTGAGGACGAGCTTGAAGCACGTCTGCACGGTAACTTCATCCAGCTCGCTGGGCGCGTCTACAAGGAATGGGAGCCGCGTCCGCCCTACTGGATCGACCCATTCGACATCCCGCCCAGCTGGCCGAGGGTGCTGTTCATCGACCCGCACAACCGCAAGCCGATTACGCTGCTGTGGCTGGCCGTGTCGCCGGACAACCAGATTTTCGTGTACCGCACCAAGGAAGACCCCAGCCTACGTACCATCAAGGACGTATCGGATTATATCAAGAGGGTAGAGGGCTGGAGCGGATCCAAGGTTCCTGGAGACGAGGCCGAGCCGGTGGTGCTGCGCATCATCGACGACAGCGCGCAGGAGCAGGACCGCACCAGCGGCGAGAGCGTCCGATGGGCATTCCACCAGCAGGGCATCACCTGTCTGCTGGCCCAGAAGAAGAACGCGGCTGCCGGTTACGACGCAATACACGAAGCACTCAAACGCGGCAAGTACGAATGGGACGAACCTCAGCTAGTGGTGTTCAACTGCTGCCCAGAGATGAAGTCCAACTTCATGAACTTCGCGTTCGACGATTGGCAGACCACCAAGCAGCGCGACATCATGGGAGAGAAGGACGCCATCCGCAAGGTCTACGACGACCTGATCGACTGTCTGCGCTACTACTTCCAGGGACGATGGGACTACTGGCGACTGAAGTCCCTGATGCGCCAGCAGGAGAAGCGCGACCAGTACGGAGAGCTTCGTGAGATGGAAAACAAGTTCACGATCCACATGCCCGGCTTGCGCACGGGATACGGAGGACACTAATGGCAGACAGTCTATCCAGAACCCTGCGCGCCCGCGTACGATTGATTCGTAACGGTGCCGACCTGTACGACCAGGTGTTCTACGATCCGGATATCACGTACAGCGAAAGCACCCACCAGCGTGTGGTTCTTGCCACCAACATGGCCAGCCCGTCTGAGGTTGACCTTGCTGGCGTGGAGACCGGAGGGACTCTGTTCCTCCAGACTGACCGCACCATTAGCGTGGCAGTCAATAGCGCCAGCAGCCTGTGGCCGGTCGCGGAGAATGGGGCCTTGCTGCTTACCGGCAGCATCACGCACCTGTACCTGCAGAACGAGAGCACCATCAACCAGGCGACAGTAGAATTGGTCGTTACCGACTAGGAGCCACGATGCCATACTTGGAAGACAGTTTCCGCAAAGAGAGGGGCGCGTGGCTAGTTGGCGAGATCGAGCAGGCCATCGAGGACCGCGCTGATCTTGACGGCAAGCTGCAACTGATCCGCTCCCTCTACTGGATGGACAAGGATCCTCTGCCGCGCACGCCGTGGCCGGGCGCATCCGACATCCACCTGCCAGTGGTGTACGAGAAGATCGAGAACTCGGTGCCCAAGGTGGTCAACGCCTTCTGGGGCACGGAGCCTATCGTGCATGTGCGGCGCGTTGCCGAGGAGTTTCTCCCGGAGGAAACGGACGCAGCTGAGCGCGTGCTGAACTGGGGCCTGGAAGAGAACATCTACCCCAACTTCTACGAGACCTCCGAGAGCTGGTTCCGTAACGCCCTGCGCGACGGCATGAGCACGCTGAAAATCTACTGGGAACGCAAGTGGGAGAAGACGGTCGAGGTGCACAAGCTGAAGGCTGTGTGGGCCAAGGGCCAGATCAATCTCCAGGGCGTGGCCGAGATGGAGGACCGCGTCAAGACGCCGGACGAGGTGCTGGAGGAAGTGTTCGGCAAGCCCACGGTGCGGCACGGCCTGATCGCCGTTGAGGACCTGGGACGAGACGAGTACGACGAGAACGACAGCTTGGTGCCAGAGCTGCTTGGGCACAAGTTCTACGTGGAGTTCGTGGAGGAGCGGCGGCGACATCGTGCGAGGGTTGTGTTCAAGCCCAGCGAGTACGTTGACGAAGTCGACATCCACGTGTACCGCGAGGTCCTCAAGCACGACTGTCCTCGCGTAGAGGTTATCGAGCACGAGGATCTGATCGTGCCCTTCCGCACGCAGAACCTAGACGAGGCCGACTGGGTTGCTCAGCAATTCTGGTTGACCCGTGACGAGGTGCAGCGCAAGGTGGACGACGGCTCGTTCAACATGTCTGAGGAAGAGCTGGACCGGATCATGTCCCGCAGCCCTGAGACGCAGGAGGAGCTGGAAACCAACGAGGAGCTGAAGCGCCAGAAGGACCGCGTCATTGGTGAAGGTGAGAAGGAGCAAGTCCGCCAGAGCGCAAGCCGCGACGGCGAAGAGGACCTTGTTACCGACGACCGCAAGATGCTGTTCTACGAGGTGTATGTTCTTGACGACGTGGATGACGACGGCGAGCCTATCGAGGTCATCTACTACATCTGCCACGCCTTGCGCGCTGTGGTTGGGTGCGAGTACCTGAGCGAGATTTTCCCGCACAACCGTCGCCCGTTCGCTACCATCAAGTACAAGACCATCTCTGATCGTTGGTACGCCACGGGCATGGGCGAAGTGCTGGTGCCGATCAACCTGGAAGTCAACACGATCATCAACTTCGTGAACAACAACCAGGAGCTGATTAACAACCCATTCTTCTTCTACATCCCAGCCGCCGTCATGGCAGACCCAGGCATCTTGTCTGGTATCTCGCCGGGCGACGGTATTCCCATTGGTGACATCAACGGTGTCAGCTTCCCCAAGTTCCAGCAGGAGCCTCTGGCCAACCTATCGGCTATGGACTCACTGCTGCTGTTCGCTGATCGCATCACCATGAGCCCCATGAACGCTGGCTCTCCCCAGGTGCGAAACGCGCCGCGTACTGCTCGCGGCACACTGGCCTTGCTCAGCGAGGGCAACATCCAGCTGGACAACATCATCACGCGCTGGCAGCGCACCGGCTGGGAAGAGCTGATGCACCAGCTGATGGGCCTGTACCAGAGCTACATGCCAGACGAGAAGTACGTGCTGGTCACCGGTTCTGCTGGAGAGCTGAAGCGCACGCGCATCACGCCGCAGGACATTCGCGGACGGCACACCTTCCAGTTCACTGGCAACACGGTGAACACCAACCGAGAGGTGCTGCGTACGCTGGCCCAGGTGCGCTACAACACGGTGATGACCCATCCCGACTACGCCCAGGATCCAGTGGTACGTCGCGAAGCCTTGAAGGACTTCCTGCGTCACTACTCGGAGGGCGTGGACATTGACCGGCTGGTGCCTGCCATGCCGGGCCAGGGAGGCTATCAGCATCCGCCCATGTCGCAGGACAGCGAGAACCAGGCCATGTTGCACGGCGTGCAGCTGGACGCCTTGCCGACTGACGATCATGCCGGACACCTGGCAGCCATCGAGAGGTTCCAGAGGTCTGAGGCATTCGCAGTGATGTCCGAGGATCGCGTGATCCTGTTCGCCATGCACATGAAGCAGCACCAGGAGTTCTTGATGCAGCAGCAGCGCATGGCACAGAGCCCAGTGGCTCCCGGCCAGGGAAACAACGTGCCTAGCGGCATGTCCCAGGGCGGCGGCACAGACATGGATGCACTTGAAGGAGGCGTACAGTAATGCCCAAAGTCCCGCCCCGCAAGGACAAGAAGGTCAAGGAGAAACCCAAGAACATGCCTTACAAAAAGCCACGTAAGGGCAACAAGAAGGGTAAGTAATGGCAAAAGGTAGCAACGGACGGCCCATTAAGCTGAATTGGAAAGAGGTGCCGTCCAATCCTCCGCGACAGGCTTTTGGCGGACCTATCAAGGCCAAGCCGTACCACCGGAAAAGCTCTGGCGGCAAGAAGCCTGGCTTCTTTGACAAGCTCCCTGCCGAGCACGTGCTGGAGCTTGGGCAGAAGATCGGCAAGTCTATCCGCAAGAGCACAAGCGGCAAGAAGAAGCCCCGATCCCCTATGCCAAAAACCAACAGGTTCGCCCGCTAAGAAGGAGAAATTCCTTGGACGCAACACTGGAAATCCTGCAGCAGAACCTGGCCGAGGCTCTCGCGCGGGCTAATGCACGTACCCTAGATTACGTGGTTAATGGACAAGACTACGGCTATGCTCGTTACCTTCGCGGAGTGGCTGTCGGCCTGGAGCTGGCAATAGACCATATCCGTGAAACCGATAAGCGCCTGAATTAGGCGCGTAACACCAACACCTCCGATTTTCGCTACCGATGCGTCATTCGGACGGAGGATTTAGAATGTCTCGTTTGGACAAAGCTGTCAGGAGCGTACCTGCCGGAACCTCCCCGGCCAGCGATCACACTGAAGAAGCCGACCAGGATCTGGACGCCGAAACTCCCGAGCCTACGGGTAATCAAGGCGATGGCGACCAGCAGGACGGTGACGGATCAGCACGAACCGCTGAGAATGTGCGAGGTGAGGTGCTTCGCAAGATGCAGAAGGCCAACGAGGAGCTGCGCGCTGAGTTGAACGCACTCCGCGATGACCTGCGCCAGGCCAGTAGCCAGTACGGCGTACCGCCTGCTAGCAACCAGCCTAAGACGCTCGATGAAATGTCGGTGCAGGAGCTAGAGCAGCTCGCATCGAATATCCCCGATGACCAGAAGGAACAGTTCCGTGAGTACATGATCGTTCGCAAGGCTGAAGAGCGTGCCGAGCGCAAGTACCAGACCCAGGCCATGTCGCAGCAGACCGCAGCGTTGGAGCGCAAGTTCAACGAGCAAGCGGTCATGCGGTGGCCCAGTCTGCAGGACAAGACTTCTGAGTTCTATCGCGCCACTGATCGTATCCTATCGGACATGGGCGAGGCTGCAGCTTCCAATCCGCGCGCCGTGCTGGACGCAGCGAACGAGGCCGGACTGGAGCTGGGTATCTCTCCCAGCACCGGTCTGATCCCCACGTCTCGCCGTACTCCTGGCAGCGTGGCACCTGGACGCAGCACCGCTGGCGCTCCGAAGAAGAAGCCCGACGTGGACATGGCAGAAGTAGAGAAGACCGCCAAGCGGCTTCAGAACGCACTTCCAGGCCGCAAGTTCACGAAGGACCAGCTCAAGCGTATCGCAGAGCGTACGCAGGAGTACAAGGATACCATCAACACGCGAGTGAGGGGCTAACATGAGTGATCTTAACCCGACCAAGACGGAGCTGCAGCAAGAGAATGAGCAGCTCAAGGCCCAGAACAGCGAGTTCGAAGCCCGTCTTCAGCGGATGGAAGGGCTGGTAGCACAGCAGCAGGAAACAGGCGAGTACGCTGGACCGCAGCCTGTTGTGTACAACGACCCATTTGATACGGACACCAATCCGCATCATTTCAAGAAGCACCCCGATGGGATGGTGCTCAGCTGGAAGAACCCCAACCTGCGCAACGACAAGGCTAAGGGCTGGCGCGGTTGGATTCCGGTCACCTACGACAGCGAGATCGGGCAGAATCTCCACGAGTATCTGTCCAGTCCGCCGATGAAGATGGCTGGCATTGCTGAGCAGGACAACTATGTCCGGCGAGGCACGGACTCTATCCTCTGTACAATCGATGAGGAAATCTGGAAGGCGCGCCAGCTGAAGCGGGAGACCAAGGCTCTCAGCAAGCAGCTTGCCGCCAGCGTCAGTCGCAACCAGGTTCTTCGTCCCGGCGTCTCCACTATGGGTGACGGTGTGCAGCGAGAGGACCGACCTGCCGGTGGATTCAAGATGCGTGAGAACGCACCACCTATTGGAGGCGACGGGCCGTCCCACCGGACGGCGATGTTCGACGACAAGGAGTAGCAACCTATGGCTAACATTGATTGGCCTGCCGGGCTTCGCCCGGTGCGCAATGGTAAGGCAGGCACCGCGCCGCGTCTCACCAAGTATACGCGTAGTTCCACTGGCGTCCTGTATGAGGGCGCACCGTGTTACCTCGCGGCCACTGGTCCCGCAGTAGCGGCCCAGACCATCATGGACCCTGCGGTCCTGGGTGCTGTGGCTTTCTACCACGCTTCTGACGAGACCGATGTGTTCGTGTACGACGACCCGGACCAGGAATACGAGATCCAGGGCGACAGCGCCGTGGCCACTCCTATCTCTGTGATCGGCCAGTACTGCAACCCTCTCAACCCCACCACGGGTAACGCCACCACCCTGCAGAGCAAGTGCGAGCTGGACACCAGCGAGTGCACTTCTGCGCAGGGCGACGGCGACATCTTCCAGATCGTGCGCCTAGTGGAGGAAGAGAACAACGACCAGGACGCTGCTAACGCCAAGTGGATCGTCAAGATCAGCGAGGCTTCCCACGTCTTCACCAGTGGCGGGACCATCTCCGCGTAAGAAAGGTAGGTGTACAACATGGCTAGTGCTGGTAACATCATGCAGCGCGGGCGGTATACCGACCTGTTCGCTTCGCGGCTGGCGTATATCGACGAGATTCTCTACGAGAACTTCGACGCTCCCTCCCTGACCTATCCGCAGGTCTTCAACGTCCGTGACTCCGGTCGCGCGTACGAGGAGACCACGGGCCTGACCGGCTTCGGGACCTTCTCCCAGAAGTCCGAGGGTTCTGCGGTGGACTATGACACCATTCTCCAGGCGTACGACAAGCGGTTTACCCACCTGACGTTCGCCAAGGGCTACCAGATCACCATGGAGGCCATGGACGACGACATCGACGGCGCGATCACCAACGCTGCTCCGTCGCTTGCTCGTGCGGCCCGTGTCTCCATCGAGACCTACATCTGGAACCTGTTCAACCTGGGCTTCGCCACCGAGACCACGCCCGATGGCGTGTCGCTGTTCAACGCCTCGCATCCCCTCGTGGGCGGCGGGACCTACAGCAACATCGTCAGCGGCGACCTGTCCCAGGCCAACATCGAGACCGCGATCAACCTGTTCGACAACATGGTGGATGATCGGAACCTGCCCATCGAGGCAAGCCCGACCATGCTCGTGATTCCTGTCGAGCTGCGCTGGATCGCGTTCGAGATTCTCAAGAGCCAGCTTCGGAGCGACACGGCGACCAACGCCATCAACGCCCTGAACCAGCTCAGCATGGGCGTTGTCATGTCCAAGTACCTGACCGGTGACGATGACTGGTTCATCTGCTCCGAGCCCAGCCAGCATCGCTGCCTGGTGTACTGGCGGCAGGAGCCTGTCACCGACCACACCATGGACTTCGACACTGGAAATATGAAAAGTAAAATGACTTATAGGATGTCTCGTGGTGCATCTGACTGGCGAAATGTGGTCGGAGGCCAAGGGGCGTAATTAAGGAGAAAACTAGTGGCCTATCCTGACGTTGCTAACTTAGCGTGGGCCGCTGGGATTATTGACGGAGAGGGCTGTATTACAATCAGCTACCGCAAGAAGCCCGGCGTCCACCAATTGGTTGTCAAAGTGTGCTGTGTAGATGATAAGATGTGTCCTAAGCTGCACGAAATCTTCGGTGGTTCACTGTGGGTTGACAAGCAGCAGCGGCATTCCTGGGCTGTTACTGGCAAGAGGGCTGGCGAGGTGCTTGAGGCATTGCGCCCATACCTAGTAGTCAAGCAGGACCAGGCAGACATCGGCATCGAGTACGCCAAAACTATCCGATCTAAAGGACAGCGGACCAAAGAGGGGCTGTTCCCAGTACGTGAGCCCTTTCGTCAAGCCCTAATTGCACTCCATGCTTCGCGCCCACACCAGGAGGTATAATCCATGAGCGAAGTGACTAGGTTCTATAACCGCGACACCGACCAGGACGGGCCGGTTTCCGGCGCGATCCAGGTTATCAGTGTTGGATTCGACGATGTCGCAAACAGCGAAACCGTGCACCGCCAGGTCAAGTTCCCGGCGGGCATGGGCTTCGAAATTACCGACATCAGCGTCGTGTCTGGTTCGGTCACCAGCGATCCGGCTCTGACTATCGGCAGCACTGCTGCTGGTACTCAGATCGTCGCCGCTGTGAACGTCACCACCAACCTGGGTGCTCTGACCATCAAGGAAGGCACTATCGCCGCCGGAGGTGTCATCGACGTTCGCGTCGTGGCCGATGCTGGCGATGCTGCTGACAACATCAGCGTGACCATTGCCGGTCACGTGGCTAGCCCGCCGACTACGTTGGCCTATCGCAGCTAGCACCAAACGGGGCGGGTGGTTCAACTGCCCGCCCCTTTTTTGCTCAGCATATTGAGCATTTTCCAGGGAGAGAACCAATGGAACACGTGAAGAATGATGCCGTCATGGACGGCCATCCGGATATCGCAGTTGCGCGCCGCACGGCTATCAAGCTGGCCCAACGCCCCAAGATCATCGTGGCCATGCCGATTGGTGGCAAGCCCGTGGTGGATGTGTTCGAAGATCCCCACGGAAACAAGTACGCGAACCAGCGTGGCTTCCGAGCCCAGAGCCTGATCCCCGTGCAGTTCATGCTGAGCCACATGAATTGGGTGCCGCCGCTGAACGTCAGCATGTCCTACCTGGTGAAGACCGGGATGCTGTCCAGCCACGCCCGCCAGGTGATGACGATGGAAGCCATCCGCATGGGCGCGGAGTACATCTTCTACGTGGACGACGACACGCTTATCCCTCCGCTGGGGCTGTACACGCTGTACAACTTCATGGAGCAGAATCCGCACGCTGGAGCAGTCAGCGGCGTGTACACCACGCGCGAGACGCCCAACGAGCCGCTGATCTACAAGGAGCACGGAGAGGGCGCTTCCTGGGACTTCCAGATGGGCAAGGGAGCTACGCCCGAGCTGATCTTCGGTGCTGGTGCTGGGTGCTTGCTGGCTCGCGTCAGCTCCATCAAGTCCTGGATGGAGGCCAATCCGGATGTGCCCATCTGGGCCGACGAGAAGGACCTGCCCAGCGAGAAGGGCGAGAACGGCGTGATGTGGGGCCATGACGTGCGCTTCTGCCGCATGCTGAATCTGCACGGCCATCCCGTGTATGTGCACGGCGCGGTGCTGTGCGGCCACTATGACATCAAGACTGGCCAGACGTTCACCGTGCCCGAGACGGCACCGGGCTTCAAGAAGGTGCGCAACATCAACACGCCCGACTACTGGGACCAGGTGTACGGCCGCGAGGGCGCGGACACTTGGCGCAAGTACCCGGAGATGTTCCAGAAGATTGCGGACGAGGTGCCCGAATACAGCCAGGTAACCGAGCTTGGCTGCGGCGTTGGTATCCTCGGCAGCAAGCTGACCGCGCAACGACGCGTGATGTGGACTGGCTTCGACATCTCACCTACGGCCGTGGACATGTGCAAGGCGCGGTTCCTGAACGCCAGCGTGCTGGACCTGGCCGATCTGGGCGTCACCAAGAAGCTGGCCGAGCTGGACGTCGTCGTGATGTCCGAGACTCTGGAGCACTTGGACCGGCCCATCGGTGTTCAGGTGCTGGGCTCAATTCGCCAGAGTTCAGTCAACAAGCTAATCATCACCACGCCAGACAACTGCATGGGGCCTAATGAGGTGCCGGAGCACACGGCCCTGTTCAACCGGGATTACATTGTGGACATGCTGGTGGACGCTGAGTTCTCTACCGACCAGTGGGACATCAGCTTCGACCAGGCCGACAAGTACCACCTGATCTGCGTGGTTGAGAGGAAGTAACATGGCAACGATCTGGGTCAGCACAGCTGGCAACAACGCCAACGACGGGTCGTCGTATGCGCTGGCCAAGGCCGACGTGTGGGCCGCCGTTAACGCGGCGGCCAAGGGCGACGTTATCAACATGGTGAATGACGGCGACCATCCTTGTGGTACGCTCACCGACGCCAATAACGGGCGTATTGATAATGTTTTCTCTGGAACTGATTTTGACACAGATCCTGGGCTCACGATTAGAGGCACAGATTCCAGCGGAAATCCTGCCGTTACTACTGTAGCGGCAGCCGTTGGACTTACGTATTGGATCCGCATGGAATACTGCGAGTTCATTACGTTTCAAGGTCTGAGGTTTGATTATAGTGCGATAGCCGCAGCAACAGGAACGCCTCAACCATTCTACTGTTACTTCCAGCTTGGTGATTGGAGGATATTAGACTGCGAATTTTTATATGATGATGCTACAGGCGAGTCTGTTAATATAACTAACCCTGCGGTTTTTGTTGCCATTGATTTCCCGTCAGCCACCGATAAGACGGTTGAAGTTGCGCGATGCGTGTTTCAGCACGTAACGGTAGAGTCTCCACTTCTGGAGGCCGGGCATCATTGGGACATCCACCATTGCGTGTTTATTGGGGACGCAGATTCTGGCGCGTTAAATTCCCTGCTGCAGTTCGGCACTTCTGCCGGTGGAACATACCACAGGGTGGCATACAATACCTTCATAAGCAAAAGATACGGATCTGAGGCCTCTGAGCCACTCATTTCTGCTAGTGGTGACAATACTGATCTTTTGCGTGTGCATAGCAACCTGTTCTACGCTGAATGCGGCGCAGGAGTTTCCCCGGCTGTAAATGGACTTGGGTCCTCTATTTTGACTGGTGGCGTAGCTGCGTCACAAACGGCAGCGCAAACATCTGGGTATGATCTATTCGCTATTGGTCCCGAGTTGACCGCCAGGCAGGCGAACTGGACAAGCGATATTGGGTACACGTCCTACCAATTCGATTACACGTACAGAACTAGCGGCGTTAACAATGCCACTATTCTGGATCCAACATCTAGCGCGCACACAGGTGTTGGACTAACGGATGTGTTTGTCTCCACTGGTAGTTGGACCTGGACTCCAAGCGATTACGACCACACGTTGCCTTACGACTTGCGGCCTATTATTGGGCGCACGTCTGCTCTGGACGGCGGTGTGGTAGGGGCCATCGACGATTCAATAAATGATCCGCCAGTCGTCAACAACCCATGGCCCGGCGCAATTGATCTAGGCGAAGTTACGGCAGGCTCCCTGCTGTCCGTGCCAGCCGTCAGCGGCCTGGTCACCACGGCCGAGGACCCAGACGGCGACCCCATGACGTACGTCCTGGTTGACGACGTGACCCACGGCACGCTGACGCTGAACACTACCGACGGTTCGTTCGACTACACGCCGGACGCCACTTACGAGGGCGACGACGGGTTCACCTACAACGTGTGCGACGGCACCACCTGCACCACGCGCATCGTGGATTCGCTGGACAGGCCGTACGCCAGCTTCATTGTGCTTCCGTTCCCCGTGGTGCCGCCCGGTGCCCCTAGCCCGGTACCAGTGGAGTACCTGGATGTTGCTCCGTTCTTCCGGCCCACGCTGGAGGTCACCACGGAGTTCCGCCTCAAGACCAAGAAGAATCGGCGCAAGCACCACGACCTAGCCAACTACACCGAGCGCGTGTTGTGGAATGAGTCCATGCACCGAGTGATCAACCTGGCGACCAACACCAGCATGCAAGTGACGCTTGGTGGCGTGGAGGAAGCCGCGTACCTGATCGTCGAAACCGACAATGCCATCAACGTGTCGGTGAACGGCGACAGCAACTACTGGCCGGTAAGTGGTGTGGTCGCATTGGCGCTGACCACCGTGACCAGCCTGCACATCCAGAACGAGAGCACAACCAACGAGGCCCAGGTGATCCTGGCGGTCTCGGACTAGGAGCGAGAAATGTCTTATCCGTATCCTCACCGCAACCGCGCCCAGGGCCAGGACCAGATTGAACTGCACAAGCTGGGCACGGACAGCGGCACAGGAGTGGCGCACACTGCGGCCTTGACGGCCGGTGTCAGTGCAGACGTCAATTTGCCATACAACGCGTGGCAAGTCAACGGCGTGTTTTGGGCCAACAACTTCGACGAGAATCTTACACTCAAGATTTTTCCGTACGTAGACCATTCGCAGACCATCAGTGGACCTGCCTATTTCCTGTCGCAACCCGGCTCTACTGCCGCCGCGTCTGTGATTACTCTGGCTGCCACCGCTACAGGATCTGCTGGAGCCGTATTCCACGTGCTTGGTGGTATCTCTGGCGGCGGTGCCACTACACAGCAATACGACAATCTCACGCCTATCCACGGCATGAAGGTCGTAGTAACGTCGGCCGGTACTATTACCACCACTGGCACTCACGACTGGGAACTTGTCTGCGTCCCGGAGGTGTAATATGATTACCGGACTAGCCCTAATCAACGAGGTCGAAGACCGCCTTGGGTGGCGGCAGACCGATACGCTGGAGGGCACGCAACGCCCCGAGACCCGCAAGCTGGTCCGGCTGCTGAACCGTGTGCTGGCCAGCATGCAAACCCTGGACGATTGGGCATTTCTGCGTGCTGACGGCACGCTGCAGCTGGTCCCAGCGTTGACGGGCGATGCGTATTTTGAGCTTTCCAATGGCTCTGCCGACGTCACGCTGGGTGCCAGCGAAACTGACCTAGTGTTCAATGACTCGTACAAGAACCGAGCCATCCAGCTGGGCAGCCACGATACCATCTACCGCATCGAGAAGGTGCTCAGCACCACGGCCATCACCCTGAACCGCCCGTACCTGGGCGACGATTGGGAGGATGCGGACGGCACGCTGGCGTACAAGATCGTGCAGGACCGGTACGCGCTGCCAGAGGACTTCGACCGCCCCACCGGCGACTGGGCCAACTTCTTCGGCAACCCGGAGATCGAAGCCATCGGGCCGGAAGCCATGCTGTCCAGGCGGCGGGACCGTGCCAACACCATGCTGATCGCTGAGCCGGACTACTTCACGGTGTACGGGCTGGACGACTCGGAGACGTTCCAGGTGTGCCACTTCGATCCTTACCCCATCGACGCGCGCATCCTGTCGTTCACGTACCAGAAGAACCACCCCACCATCGAGACCGATGAGGACCGGGTTCTGCTGCCCAAGTCGCACGAGAGCATCGCCATCGAGTGCATGCTCCAGCTGGCCAACCGTGACTACGAGGACTCCCAGAAGACGCAGCTGGTGCTGCAGGACATGATCCGCACGATCAACCAGGCGCAAGGCGCAGGCAACGTGTCCCATGACCGCATGCAGTTCAGCCCTAGCGGCAAGCACAGAATCGCGCAGCACCGTAGGTGGCGTGGCGGCAGCCGCGTGGACTATGGGGCCGCATTCGACCAGATCGAGAACATTCGCTTTAGGTAGGTAGCTATGCCAAGGGTGCGGTATACAATCAATAACATGCCGCTGCGTGGCTCGCTTACTACGGCTGGCCAGCAGGGCACCATCCCAGAGAACCAGCTGTGGCGGGCGGAGAACTGCGTGTCAGCCCTTGACGGCACTATCTCCAAGCGGCCTGGTATCGGGCAATGGGGACAGGTCATCAAGCAGCCCGTGGGCACGGACGACGTGTCCTTCTACGAGATGTTCGGTGACCTGTCCAAGTGGAACGAGGAGGAGGCCACCACCAACATCCGGTTCTCCACGGACCGCAACAAGATGGTGGTCAGCGTGATCCCAGAGGCCACTGGTGATCCTGCTACCAGCGAGGTCATCGGGCGCGCTGTAACGGGAACACAGGGCGATAGTGACGACGCCGATTGGTCGGTGCGGTTCACGGCCCAGGCCTCCAACATGCCAGACGCAGGTGAGTTCATCGTGTCGTGCAAGGCTCGCGTTGCGGACGACCCATACGCCGTGCGTGTGACCGGTACTCAGATCCAGTATTACGATGGATCATGGAACGATTGGTACGCGTTCGAATTCAACGACGCCGCAGCCACCACCTTCGAAATCCGCCTGGACGCTGACGGTAACATGTCGGTGCTGCTGGACGAGGTGCTGGTGGCTACGCAAGCAGTAAGCGCCATGACAGCGTACAGCGCGTTCACGCAGGGCGACTACATCGAGTTCCACTTCGCCAGCAGCGACAGCCTGGCCAACCAGTACACCATCTACATCGCAGACCTCATGTTCGATGGGGCAGCCGCAGATGCGTTTGAGGCCGAGAGGCTTGGTGCTGGCACGGACTTCAAGACCATCGTCGGCGGTGCCGCTGTGCGACGCTCCCTGCTTGTGGCTGGAGAGAAGTACCTGTATCGGGACAGCGGCCTGAAGAAGTTCTGGTCGCCGCTGCTGGAGCTGACGGGACCCAACGTCACGTTCTCTCAGGTCAAGGACGACTTGATTATCTTCATCGCGGACAACGCCTTCAACTCCAGTGTGTACCGGTGGGACGGCAAGACCGATCCCGAGCTGCTGGACGACGCACCCAACGTGCGCTTCGGCACAGAGCACCGCACGCGCATCTTCGCGGCTGGCGACAAGAGGTTCCCGCTGCGCCTGTACTTCACGGCATCGCGCCAACCCAACGTGTGGTTCGCGCCGGAGACGGATGCAGACGGCCAGGAGGAGCTGGATGAGGTGCTGGAGGCTGGGTACATCACCCTGCCCGGCAAGCGCGGCGACGAGATCGTGGCAGTGTATGGCGAGTTCTACGGCAGCTGCATTGCGTGCACGAACCGTGGCGTCTGGCGCATCACCGGCTCCAGCCCATTCAGCTACACCGTAGAGAACATCACCCAGGACACGGGCGCGGCGGCACAAGCCGGGCTGGAACGTATGGGCAACGACCTGTGGATGGTTGGTCGACAAGGTGTCACGACCATCCAGACCGTGCAGCAGTTTGGCGACATGCAGGCAGCCATGCCCAGCGCACCCATCGCAGACCTGTGGGCAGCAGGCGTATCCAACAGCAAGCTGAAGGTCAGCCAGAGCCAGCTGTACAAATCCAGTATGGCCTGGAACCCCACGCTGTCCCTGATGTACTTCGCCTTCGCGGCGGCCGGTGCCAACGACGTCAGCAGCATCTATGTGTACAATCCTGTTACGCAGGGCTGGCTAGGTCCCTGGGACACCTCCACTACGTTCGTGCAGAACGTGGAGATCGGCAACCCGGTGGTGCAGTCCGTGATGCACGGCACCAGCGTCGGCAAGGTGGGCCTGACCAGGACCCGCAACAAAACCGACTTCGGTGTCGGGTACACGTCGATGATCGAGTCGCCGTACATCAACGGCCGCAGCCTGGACCCAAGCCTGCAGCACCAGATGAAGACCTGGAAAGCCCTGCGCCTGTACATCCAGCCGCGTGGTGCCTGGGACCTGGACGTACGCTGGCAGACTGATGATGGCACGTACCAGACCGCCGCCGTGTCGCAGAACACATTCGACCTGCCGGTACTGGGCGTAGACTTCCGGCTGGGAGTGGATCCGGATGGCAGGCTGCATAGCGGCCAGATGGTGGGCGTCGTGGAGATCCCGCTGGACTGCCGTGGCAGGTACTTCAAGTTCGACATCAGCACGGCGGACGACGTCGCCGGTGAAGACTTCATCTTCCAGGGCTATGAGGTAGAATTCCTTGCCGACGGCCCAGACCAGGAGCAGCAGTAATGAGCATTGATTATCCTACTTACGAAGACAAGCAGATCCTCACGCCAGAGGACCTGAATGACTTCGTGCAAGACTTGCAGGACAAGTTCACTGCTGGCATTGGCTCCGCCGACATCACGTGGCCGCTGCTAGCCGAAGGCAACCTGGAGCTGGACGTGCACCAGATCATTGGTGGCAGGTCCATCTGGGGCATCATCAACGCGGCTGAGTACGACACGCTGGACGCTGCCCTGACGGCGGCTAGCGGCGGTGTTTGCTTCATCCCGCCTGATACCACCATCGAGGCGTCAGCCGTCAGCATCCCTGGCAACAAGACCATCATCCTTGGTTGTGGCCAGACCAGCGAGATCAGGGCCAGCAGCGGAGCCAGCGGAAGCCTGCTTAAGAACGCCAGCTCTGGTTCCCTGTCCCGACTGACCATCATGAACGTGCGCATCAACGGCAACAACGAGACGTGCGACGGGCTGGAGCTAAGCGGAGCCCAGTACACGAAGGTGCACGCTGTGCACTTTGAGAACTTCGACGGCAATGCCCTGCTATTGACGGCCGACGGCTCTACCTACCCCGAGCACATTACTGTAGAGGGATGCCACTTCAACAACAACACCATCCACACAGAGATCGAGGCATGCCGCGACGTGATGATCGGCGGCTGCTACTTCGGCCAGGCGGACGACACGTCGGTGCGGGCATCTGGCTCTGTTATCAACCGCCTGTCTGTGTGCGACAACGTGTTCTACGCATCAGATGCAGAGGCCATCCAGGTCCTGGGCGGCGCTGCAGCTTACGCAGCTACCGCTGGCGAGATCGTGATTGCCGACAACCTGATCGACGGCAGTGGCATGGTGGACAGCGTACCCTGCATCGAGGTGGGCAGCGCGTCCGGCCGCATCCAGCAGATCACCATCAGCGGCAACCAGATCACGTCGCCAGGTCTGGACGGCATCAAGGTCTACGCGCGCTACGGCACGATCTCTGGCAACACGGCCCGTGGTGCTGGCGGAGACGGGCTGGACCTGCTCAGCAGCGAGGACATCCTGGTGGTTGGCAACAACTTCCGGGATGCCACGGAGTACGGCATCGACGCCAGTGACTGCACGGACTGCGTGATCCGAGCCAACGACTGTGCTGGTGCCACCACCGGGGACATCGCGTTCTCGGCAAGCACCGATCACTACGACAACGGCGACGTCGTGGCTCCAGGACCTCCGCGCACGTTCTACACCACCACCAACACGCTGACCATTCCAGCCGACCTGCTACACGTCAACGATCATGTGCGCATTATGCACAATCTGGACGTGACAGGTGGCAACCCGGCCAGCCTCATCCTTACCGTAGACAGCCTAACGGCAGCGGTCATTGCCATTGATGGCACGGACCCTGGCCAAGTGCAGGTTACGGCGGAGCTGGTGGTCACTGGCACGACGTCCTTCGATTCGATGTTCTCGGCTGTCAGCGAGTCAGTTGGTGCTGGCCTGGCCATCGGCAGGTACCAGCAGACTGGGTTGGACCTGACGTCCGACATCATCATTACCGCCACCAACGCAGGTGCCACCGTGGCGCGGCAGGGCCTTCTGGCCGAGCTGAGTCGCGCGGAAGTGCAGTAGGAGCATCCATGATTAGAGGCAAGTTTCTAGCCCTAGACGACTTCGATCTAGCCGGGCAACGCCTACTCAACTGGAAGTGGCTGAACGACTTGCCGACGGATGGTGCCGTGGACGGCCAGGCACTGGTGTACACCGGCGGCTCCGTGAAGTGGGCCACCTTGTCGGCCAGTGGTGTAGTAAATGTGGACTGGGCATCTCTTACTGGGGTGCCCACCACGTTCCCGCCAGAAGCACACGACCACGTGGTAAGCGACATCAACGACTTCCCGGCTACGTGGTCGTACGACGATCTTACGGACGTGCCGCTGGTGTTTACGCCGGATGATCATACGCACGTCGTCACCGAGATCACGGACTTCCCCACCACGTGGTCGTACACCGACCTGACGGACGTGCCGACCGAGTTCACACCAGAGGCCCACACGCACGTGGTGACGGAGATCACGGACTTCCCGACGACCTGGGCCTGGACGGACCTGACTGGCATTCCCAGCTTGGTCAACACCGTGTCCGGCGGCACCAACATCAACGTCAGCACCAGTACGGGTGACGTGGTGATCTCCGCGCCGAACGCCATCACGTCGCTGACGGC